ATTGGGATTGGGGTTCGGGTTTTCGTCAGCCATGGCGGGGCTCCTTTGGCGTCTGGGTGCGGATGGCGGTTTTCACGAAGGCTTCGATGTCCATGGCATCGGCCCTGGAAAGATGCAGGATTTCGAGCGCGAGGCTGCGCCGGCCCTCGTGCCAGGCAAGCTTCTGCGGATGGTCGGGCGTCGGCGCCGGATCGAAGACGCCGCCGCGCATCGCGATGTCGGCGAGCAGGTTCTTCCTGGCCGCGAGCGAGCGATATTCGGCCGCGACATCGCGGGCGCGGCCGCCGAGGACCAGGCGCAGCCATTCGAGCTGGTAGCTGAAGCGCATCATGCCGGGCGCCCCTTGGCGAGGGTTTGCGCCTGGGCGGCATGCGCGCCGGCGGCGGCGATCTCGACCTGCTGCCTGGCCTGGTCAAGCGCAAGCTGCTGCTGCTGCTGCATGGCCCGCTGCTGGCGACGTTCGGCGATCTTCTCCGGCGAGCGCAGGAGCGAGGGCGGCGCAACGCTCGCCTGATGGGTGACCGCGATATACTGGTCGATATCGAAGGTATCGACGACTTCCGGCTCGACCTGCGCGGCCTGCATGACGCGGCCGAACAACTGATCGGCGGCCCGCGCCTGCTGCATCTGCTGCACCTTGGCGAGCGGCGAGAGATAGCTGACATCGAGCAGCCTGCCATCCAGCTCGGGCGGCGGCGGCGGCAGGGCGCCGGCGCGCTGCAGCATGCCGAAGCGGCGCAGGATGAAGGGCGTGAGCCCGCCCTGCTGCACCCGTTCCAGATTGGGCGCGAGGCGGCGCAGGGTTTCCTCCTGGAAGCCGGTGAATTCGGTGGCGGTCATCTGCGGCCGGTTGATGAGCTGCATGACGCTAAAATAGAACGCCTCGCGCGTGGCCGCGCGCTTCTGCTCCTTGTGCTGGCCGCGATCGCGGATCTGGCCATTGGGCGTGACGGCTTCCAAAAGCCGCTTGCCCTGGTCGCTCATGCCGCCGAAGAGCAGCGCACCGGGCACCATGTCGGCCTGGGTGAAATCCGCCTCGCCATGCACGAGTTTCATCGGATCGGCCATGAACTGGTCGGCGATGAGATCGTTCTTTTCCATCTCCTGCAGGGTGCGCATGTCGGGCCGGGCGATGTGGCCGGGCCCGCGCGGATAGACCTTGCCGGAACGGCGCGACCAGGTGATGCAATGATAGGGGTTTTCGTAATAGCCCCGGCGCCGCTCGAGATCCTTGAGATCGGGCGAGACATAGGCCGATAGCCAGGCCATGCCCTCCGGCCCGAGGCGGCCCGGAATGACATGCGGGTTCTGCATCACCCCATGGATGATCGTGTATTCGCGATCCTCCTTCACATCCGGCAAGCCGGGGAATTGCTGCTCCACCTGGCGGCCGCGCAGGGTGAATTCGCGGTGGACGGTATCGATGCGGCCGGCGGCATCGGTGTCGATGTAAAGTTCGCGGAGCGGGATGGCGCGATCGATGAAGCTCGCGCGGCCGATTTCCTCCTCGGTATAGAGCGCGCCGATACCGAAAGCGCCGGTATCGGCGAACCAAGCCGGAACTTCGGTGTAGAAGCTCGACATGTTGCCCGAAAGCGTGGCGCGGATGCGCTGCTTGACGGTGAAGAACCATTGCTTCACCGGCTGGTAGAGCATCAGGTTCTCGTCATCGATGGCGAGCCCGAACCAGTCATTGGCGGGGTTGGTGAGCTGGCCGAACATGCCGCCGGTGAAATCCTCGAGCGCGTAAAGCGGCGTGCTGTCGAAGATTTCATCCATCGCGCTGTTCTGCGCGATCTGGCCCTGGAAATCCTGATCCTCTGGGCGAAGCAGCTCGGCGATCTGTTTCCAGATGCGTTCCTCCGGCTGGCGGATCCGTTTCAGCTCGTCATGCCGCGTGAGCAGCCATTTGCGGTCCATGATCCGCCTCCTTGTCCGTTTCAGCCGCCGAGCAGGGTTTTCTGCTGCGTCATGCCGGTTCCGCCGGCGCCGGTGCGGGCGCCGCTGATGCCCCGGAGCGCGCCGAGGCGGCGCAGCCGACGCTCGCCCGCCGAGCGCGATTGTTCGCTGTCGGCCGGGTTGGTGAGCGCCGCCTCCTGGATGCGCCGCGCGCGTTCGGCCTCTTGCCGCGCCACCTCGGCGGCCTGCTTCTGCTTGCCGGACGTGCCGAACCATTTTTTCCAGAATGCCATGGGAGCCTCCTAAGCTCTGTTCCGGGTGAGGGGATTGTAGCGGGGCGGACGGGTGCGGCCGGCTTCCGCGCGTTTCTGGGCGCGCTCGGCCAGGCGGTCATTGCGGCGCTTGCGGGCATGGCTCTGGCCAAGCTCTCCGGCGGCATATTCGAGGGCCTCGCAGACATGGCTGTCGAGGTTCTTCACGATGGAGCCGCGCTCGCCGAATTTCGAAACGTGATACTTGAACGTGCCGTTGAGCCCGCGCCGGATCGTCGGGCAGGCCTGCGCATCGATCAGGAAGCCGGGCTCATTGTTGCCGACGCGGCGCTTCATCGCATCGCGCAGGGGCGAAATGCCGCCCCTCGGTGTCGTGGTTGCCGAGCGAGGGGCGGTTTGGTTTCAGCCCGAGGATCTTGCCGAGCCGGCCAATCCAGGAGCCGCCGGGAAGATCATCGCCCGCGAAGGTGGCTTCGTCGCCCGTGAGATAGAATTCGCAATCCTTGAAGCGCGGCTGGGCCATCAAGGCGAGCAGGTGCTCGCCCAGCGTGATCTCGTCGCCGCGCTCGAGCGCGACCTCCGCCAGGGCGCGGGGCTGCCCGTTCGGCATGCCCTGCACAATGCCGGCGGCCGGCGTGGCCCCGCCATCGACGCCGATGATGATCGGGATTTCGCGAAACACGGGCAACGGCTCGGCGCTCGACATCTCGCTATCGACGAAATCGGGATAGACGATCGCATCTTCCTGGTTGAAGCCCGGCTCGTTGTGGATCTTGATCTTGATCCACCAGAGTTTGTGTTTGTTGGCCTCGATCTACTGCTTGTAATAGCCGCGCCCCACGGATTTCAGGTTCTCGGCATCGGCATGCAGGCCGCCCGGCTGGCGGAACAGCCGGTAGCCCGGCGGTTTCTTCGGGCTCCACCAGTCGCGATAGACCCAGGTATCGGGCGCCGGCGCGTTGCAATCGCCGAAAATGCGGCCATGCACGATGCGCTCATCATCCGGCAGGCCGATTTCGCCGCGGTTCGGGAAGCGGCCGACCGAGCGCGCGAGGTTGGTGTAGAGCGCCTCGCGGAGCTTGTCCTGCTCGTTGCAATAGGCATCGGTGTATTCCGAGCCGCCGAGATCGTCGGGATCGGCATCGTCGCCGAAGGCGAAGAACATCGCCTCGAAATGGATCGGCCCGAAGCCATCCTCGAAGGTGATGCGATGCACGGCCGCGCGCGGGGAAGCGCCCTGCCATTCGCCGATGCCCTTGTCGGGGTTCAGCACCTTCTGCCAGCTCTTGATGGTGGTGCCCCAGAGCTGCGCATAGGTCTCGCGCCAGAGGCTCAGGCGATAGCGCCGCACGGGCCGGCCATCCGGCGCGCGCTCGCCGAGCATGGGCGGGGTGCGCACGGCCGCGAGCAGGGCGCGCTTGATGCAGGCCGTGGTTTTTCCCGAGCCGACCGGGCCATTGAGAAGATCGCGCGCGCCAAGCGACTGGATGAACGCATCCGAGACCGGCCCGGCCGATTGCAGCAGGGCCGCGCCTTCCGCATAGCCCTTCAGGCGATCATCGAGGGAGCCGAAAGTGATCATCAGCTTCCCACCACCGGCGCCCAGGCGCAGGCGGGCTTCATGTGCGGGCGAATGAGATCGCCCTTGCCATCCTGCGTGCGGCAAATGTGAAACTGGCCATCCGGCGAGGGGCGGACCTCTTGGTGCAGAACGGTGAAGCCGTCGATGAGCCAGCCGCCGGGGATCACCCGCACCCGCTCTTTCGGCACCGCGTAGCAATCGCGATCCGAGCAGCATTCCCAAGGATACCAACCATGCGCGGCAGCGGCGGTGCCGAGCGCCATCAGCAGCAAGAGCGCCAGCGCGCCTCGCGCCCGCAGCCGCCGCGCCGGCCTTCCCGCGCCCTGCGAGCCCCCGGCCCGGATTTCCGCGCCAGTTTCCTTTTCGCGTGCCTCGGCCATCATCGGGAGGGTCGAAAAATCGCAGCAAGGCGGGAGG